TCCGCAGCGATGATAGCGGCACTTGTTCAGCACGCCAATGACTTCAGTAGAATAGCCATTTTGCACGGCGTGCAGGCGGCATCACAGTCCGCGATACTGGCATCCGCTCTCGCCGTACAGGCAGTCGCCAACGCCGAGCACGCAGCGATGTTCTATCCATGGATTGAAGTACCAACGACCGTTGACGGCGTCTCACGGGTTATTCCGCCAGACGGATATGTAGCCGCAAAACGAGCAGTGGCCATCAATCAGACTGGTGCACATTTGCCGGCCGCCGGTCTCGTTTCGGTTGCCAGATTTGTTACCGGCGTAGTCGAAGACATCGGTCGCGCAAATGGCGACATACTTGATGACGGCTCCGTCAACGCAATTAGAATCATCCAAAATACGATTCGTATTTATGGTGCCCGTTCATGCTCGGCAGACACATCCAACTTCCGTTACTACACCGCACAGGACGTCGTCAACCAGGTTGTACTGGCTGCCGCTGTATCCCTTGAGGACTTGGTGTTCAGCCCGCTCGATGGACGTAATACGATTTTCAGCGCCATATCGGCTCGGTTAATCGCAATCCTGGCTCCGCTACGCGACGCTGGCGCTCTATTCCAGCTCTTTGCGGCTGACGGTTCAAAAGTAGACAACGGTTTCACGGTTAGATGTGATGCTGCGTTGAATCCGAACTCACAGCTGGCTGGCGGAACGGTCAAGGCCAAGGTCGGTATGCGCGTCAGTAGCATTGGCGACAAAATCGATGTAGAAATCGTCAAATCCAACCTTACGACATCCGTCGTATAACGGAGGAATAAAACATGCCAGCATATACAAAAACAGCTCAGAGACAAGTTCTCGCGACTATCGCACCGGTTACTGGTTCGACAAGCCCAAAGTGGACCGGCTATTATTTCCCACAGGTATCTGGCGGCGAAATTACGGCTTCCGTAGAAAAAATCTACGAAGGCAGGTCACTCCGTCCGACAGTTCTGTGTGCTCCAGCTGAAATCGGCGACATAACGGTCACTGGTCACTACGACAACGATGACCGCCAGAGCGACCTGAACACGGGAATCATGGAGAAGATTGCAAAACTCCGCCCACTTGTTGGTCGTGCTACGTATGACATTACAGTAGCGATTTATGACTGCGACCTAAAAGAACCAGGTACCGACAGAGTTTACTATGGGGCCCTTTTGGTCGGAATCACGGAGCCAGATGGCGATTCATCTTCTGGTGCACCGGCGACATTCTCGCTAACATTCGCTATCGGCGATGTACAATCCGGAGCAACCACAACTTAATCTTTTAGTGGTATCTATTAACACCGATTAGTAGTTGCGCCAGGGAAAGTTTTGATGTGCTAGTTTGAGCCTCATGACAACAGACGACGCACTATATTCGGCAGACGACACATCCACTCAGACAGCAAAGTCAAAAGTGACAAAAGCTGCCAGTTCTGGCAAAGAAGAGACAACCCTAGAACGACTACGAGCGACAATCTCGAAAAAGGTTGAACGCCCGGCCGTTTTCCTTGAAGTACCAGAACGCCCTGGTGTGACCGTCAAGGTCAGCCCTAACATTACCCAGAATCAAATGCGAAACTGGCGCAAACAGGCCGGCGAGGAATCCAGGAATGGACTTGACGCCACAAAGTTTGCCTGCATGGTGATTGGACATACCACGCAGGGCATTCTTATGGACGGCATAGAGGTGTTTGACGAGGACGGGAACGAACTAACATTCGCGTCTTCATCGGTGCTGCAAATGACCGACACGACACGACCAATCCCCGACTGTGTACGCGCCTTCTTTGGTATTGACCCACACGTCGAATCTGCGGCTTTGGCAATTCTTGACAGAGCTGGATATTCAGATACTGTTGACGTAGATGACCCCACGAAGGGGTCTTCGGCCAGTTAACTGAAGACCCCATAATACAGACTGCTGCCCGTCTTGGCGAATTATTCGGCACCGACCCAATAGCGCTACTAAACGTCGACGATACTGATTGGTTCATACGGCTGGCGTGTGCTAAAGTTATATCTAACGACCGCGAAGAGCAAGAGCGAAAGATGGCCCAGAAATAGGCTGTTTTAGTCTTACACTCACGTGAACTAACAATTCATTGGAGATTTAATGGCTGCTGAGAATATCAAGGTAGAGGTCGAAACCTACGCGCCGACAAAAACGCTAGAGCGATACAGGCGCGCCCTAAAGAGGCTCAAGGAAGAAGATGGCAGGTTCAGTTCCGGCCGCACCAACGCACTTCAGAAATACGAAAATGCACTAAGCAAGAGTTTAAATAGTTCTTCTAGAAAATTCAAAAAACATTTTGACTTCGTTGACAAGGGTGTCCAAATGTTTGGTAAGGGACTTAAGGGTTTTCTAAGCAAGAGCATAAAGGCCGTTATAGCCGAAATGGGCCTGTTGAGCCTTGCGATGCTCGGCGTCCATGCTCTTTTCATAACCGGCCAATTCCTAGCGAAAGCATGGGGCGGAGCACTGCAAATAGCGGCAGCTGGCGTGGCTGCGTTGACGGTTGCTGCTGGTTTAGCAGCAGCCGCGATTCGCGAGCAGCAAGCTGCGATGTTTGCCTTCAGGGGACGGGGCGCGAGCGAACTTGGTAGTGGTTTAAATCAAGCGAGAGCCGCAATGAGGAACCTACAGATGGACGCTGACCTTGCCGGACTTGGGGTTGCCAATCTGAACAAAGCTTACGCAGTGATGGCGAAAACCATGTCGACACCACAGATAAACGCCAGTACTAAAATGTTTGCGGGTTTAATGGATTTTGGTTCTGCCGGACAAGACCCTGGAGCGGCCATGGAGGCGGTCGGCGCGGTAATTGCGGGGATGTCTGATAGGAAAAAATCCCTAGAACAAGTCATGACTGACTTCCGTAAAATAACTGGCGCAAAGTCGGGAGATATAAATGACCCAGTCAACAAGGCACTAAAGGGAATCAAAACCAAAGATGAGCTCAGGAAACGTCTCGACTCTGGGGAGTTAGCCAAAGCGGGTGGCGTAGAGGGACAATTTGCCGCCGTCAATAACACCCTGATAGGCCAAGTAAAAACATTTCTGAATTTAGTCAAAGGTCAGTTTGCTGATTTCGGTCAGTCTTTTCTGGCACCAGCAAAAGAAGCATTTCAAAAAATATCGAATATCTTATTTTTTAACTTTCGTAAATTATTCGCGGCTACATCAGCATGGGGCAGCAGCAATTTCTTTGATGGGATGGTAACTGCGGTAGATAAAATAAGCAGTTTCTTCGTCAGATTGGTTCAGGATTATCTTCCAAAATCACAGGGGATGTTCAGCAGGATGGGGGACTGGTGGAGCAATATGACCCGCACATTCAGGCTTATGGCCGACCGCATGCGACCGTTGATAGACGGTGCGAGAATTCTCGAAGAAGCATTTAGGCCAATCTGGAAAGCGATTGAGCAGGGCGGAGCCGACAACCTAAAAAATATGCGCGATGAACTTGTGGAAAATAAAGATGAGGTCCTTCGTTTTGGAGAAAAAATTGGCATATTAATAAATGCCGTAAGCGTATTCGCTCAAAAAATGAAATCAGCTTTTTTCGATATTCTTCCACTTGTTAATAATTTGGTCGAAGGCCTAACGAGTGTTTTCAGGCTACTGACTGGGATGATGACTAAATTCGCTGGTGGCGGAATGATGGGCAGCCTATTCCCACTGATGTTGATGCGCAACGTCGGTTCCAAAATGGGAGCGACCAAGGGTGGCTTTCTTCCTGGCGGAGGGACGAACACGCAAGTCATGAACGTCACGGCCAATAGCGTAAATCTTGGCGGACCCGGCGTCGCCCCAGGCACTGCCGCTGCTAACAGATTGAGCTCTGGCGCAACCTCTCCCCTCGGCGCCGGACTGAGACCTGGATACACGCAACCGACGGTTGGGCGAAATGCAAGAGGCCATTTTACAACCCTGCCCCCGGCGGCAATAGCACCATCATCTCCGTGGCCGAGAACACCGGCACCATCATCTCCGTGGCCGAGAACACCGGCACCATCATCTCCGTGGCCGAGAACACCGGCAC